GATGCATTTCACAGAGCGGGAGTGTGCTCCGCAGACTTTATCTTCGCCCGCAGCCCCATACCACAACAATCTTCCCCGGGACGAAAGACTCATAACCCCCCCCCACCACCCCGTCCGCTGGCCTGCGGCGGCGTCCTCACCTGCTTAATTAAATCTCCATATTTTCTCTCACACAGGCCAAAAAACGTTCCCCATACTTCTCATACTTAAATTCACCCACGCCTGATACCTGCAGCATCTCCGCCCTTGTCTCAGGCTTTACAATACACATATGGGACAGCGTCTTATCAGAAAATACAATGTATGGCGGTACTTTCTCCTCCTTCGCAATCTCAAACCGGAGTGTCCTCAGGCATTCAAACAGCTTTTCTTCCACCCCGCTAAACTCTGCTCCGCCGGGGACTGCGGCAATGCTCTTTCTGCCCTTCTTTTTCCCGCTCTTTTCCCTGGCCGGAATCTGTTCCTTTGCCATCTTCATAATCACCTGTTCATCACCGTTAAGGACTGACTGTGATTTTTCCGTCAGCTTGACAAGCATATATTCGTCATTAGTCACCCGCAGGTATTCATTGAGCAGCAGGTAATTCATCACCTGACGCAGCTTAAAGGCAGGAACTTTGTCAAGCTTCGCGTACCAGGCATTCTCGTCCATCCGGTACTGCCTGATCTTCGCAGTGGAGGCTCCCCGCACCGTATCAAGTATTACATTCACGCCATACCGCTGACGGCAGTCCTCCACACAGCCAATGACCGCTTCTGCCACCTCCGTCACATCCACCGTCTCAAACTGGCTTAAGCAGTTGGAACAGTTCCCGCAGTAATTGCCCCCGTATTCCCCAAAATACCGGAGAATATAATCCCTCAGGCACTCATTAGTAAAACAGTAATACGTCATTCTGCGCAGACGTTCCCGGTCTCTCTCCTTTACAAGCTCCCTGGCAGCAAAATCCAGCTCGTCGTTGTCCTGGTTATTGTCAATAAAGAACTGGTTCGTCACCACGTCCTGCCCGCCGTACAGAAGAATGCATTCCGCCGGTTCACCGTCCCTTCCGGCCCGCCCGGCCTCCTGGTAATAGCTCTCTATATTTTTCGGCATATTATAATGGATCACAAAGCGCACATCCGATTTATCAATCCCCATGCCGAACGCATTTGTGGCAACCATCAGACTCCTTCTGTCGTAAATGAAATCCTCCTGATTGCGCTTCCGCTCCGCATCACTCAGCCCCGCATGGTAGCGCGTTACCAAAAATCCCTCTTTTGCCAGCCTGCCGCTGACCTCCTCCACCGTCTTTCTAGTCAGACAATAGATGATACCGCTCTGTCCCGGATGGCATTCTATGTAATTCTTCATTGTGGCATACCGGTCCTTCGGCGCCTGAACGGAAAACCACAGATTTGGCCGGTCAAACCCTGTTGTAACGACATTCGGCTCCCTCAGCCTCAGGATATCGATCACATCATCCCTTACTTCTTTCGTGGCCGTGGCGGTAAACGCGCTGAGAACCGGCCTCTTCGGCAGCTTGTCGATAAATTCCATGATTTTTAAATAGCTGGGCCTGAAATCCTGGCCCCACTGGGACACACAGTGCGCCTCATCCACTACCACCATGGCTATCTCTGCGTGAATGGCAAAATCAAGGAACTCCTCCGTTACCAGCCGCTCGGGAGCGACATATATAATGGGGTATCTTCCCTCTCTTGCGTAAGAGAGCGCTTTATAATATTGATTTACCGTCAGGGAGCTGTTCAGATACGCGGCATGAATGCCGGCCTGGTTCAGGGCAGATACCTGATCCTGCATTAGAGAAATTAATGGCGATATGACTAATGTGATTCCCTTCATCATTAATGCCGGCACCTGAAAGCACATACAGTACAGGTTGTTACATTATTTGTACTTATGCGTGAAGCCCTTTATTTTCAAGGCTTTCTGTCTTCAAAATCCATCAATTCACGAATATCATTTACTTGCAAGGCTTCCGCTATCCGTGCCAGATGTTCAAAGTTTAAAACAGTTTTGCTTTCACGCACTATTTCACTAATTGTCGATTCCCGTATTCCCGTCAACTTAGATAATTCTTTTTGTGTTATGCCACGCTTTACCAGCAACCCTTTTATTTTAAGTTTTATTACCATTACGAATTTCCCCCGTCATCTATGTCAACCTTATAGAAAAACTTTTCAACATCCATCTTCAAACAATAACCGTCTGCCTGTTCCTCTTTCTGCCGCACCCAGTCCGGTTTTTTTAGTATTCCGTCTTCATACTGCAATCCCTCCACCCCTCTAATGTCCACCCCTCCTAAATTGTCAGCTACTTCTTCCATCACAAGCGGGTTTCTGGCTATGCGGTCAATATTCCTTGTCAAAACCACTAAAGATAGAAGGCGGCAGGCAGCATGTGACCGCTTCCCAGCTTTGCGCCATCCGTGATGTACTGGGTGTGACTTATGATGACCTTTTAAAGAAAAAGTCTGAAACATGACCATTCACTTTCACTGGTCTTTCTGCTCTGTCTCAATTTCATGCCCTTCCCTTTTCATTCTATCGTAAACCGCTTTTACAATATAATCATTCAAACTTTCTGGCGGCACCGCTGCTGCTGCCGCCGCTGCAATCTTTTCTTTCTGCCCCTTCGGTACAAATGGATAAAGACGGTCATAATTTTCACTGTTAAATTTATTCTTTGCTTTCGTGGTTGACTTCTGCTTTCCATTATTGACCGTCATCTTTTCTTCCGGCATCTTCATCCCTCCTTTGTTTATGTAAGTATATCACTGTTTATCTTCTTACGCAAGTATATATTATTCACATACTTACGCAAGTATATTTGTGTATTTTGCCTATTGCTTTTATACTTGCGCAAGTATATAATGTAGTCATAAGATAAAGCAATGAAAGAGAGGAAACGAATATGAAAGAACTTCTTGAAAAATTAAATGCTGCTGAACTGGAAGCAAATATGATTGATGGACTGTGGGAAGCGGACCCGGACAATGCAGAACTGGAAGCCCAGTGGGATGCCGCATATAAAACAGAAGGTGCCGCTTTCGCAAAGGTAGTTTCAGAACTTGTCAAAATCACTTCCGGTCAAATTGACCGTTCCACGGCAGCTTCAATGCTTAGAAGCAAACGTGCGGAAGTCGAAAAACTGTTCTCATAAATTCAACTGTGGGCGGCCCTGCTGCCGCCCAGGAAGGAAGGCAAACAATGACAATACCCAAATATGTTCAAGAACTCATGCAGCGTTCACAATATGAATTTAATCATCATTATTACAGCAAATACAAGGATAATTATGCCGTTGGATATACCATAGAAATAGAAAAATCCTCTACATACGGTTATGCCGAAACCCTCCTGGCTGAAATAGAACGCCTAAAAAAATGGGTAGAACGGCAGGCGGGCGGCGAAATGATAATACTTGAATTTCCAAAGGAAACCCATTATAGAAGGCAATATGCTGTTGTGACCATCTTTGACCCTGTAATGAAATATCTCGAAAGCTATATCCCTTCGGAAGAAGAACGCAAAGCAAAACGGAAACATGTATATTCATAACCCATATAAATAATCACACTGGGCGGCGGCGTGGCTGCCCAGGAAGGAAGGTAAGTTTGAATAATAAAATATTAGAGGAACACGGAATTGAATTGAATAACCAGGGGATTGCTGAACTGTGTCACATTCTGGATTGTGTATGCATGAACTGCAAACATAGGTGGGGTGACAACGGCGGCCCCAGGTTTACATGCAAATATTGCAGGATATTTGACGGCGGCGGTATGCATTTCCAGAAGAAGGATGAAGACAATATATATTAGGCCCCGTATTTGCCCTGTAAACGTCAAAAAGTCCGCAAGCGGTAACTTCTCCGCCTGCGGACTTTCTTCTATTCCTGCTTCATTCCGTTTTCGCTAACAGGTAACTTCAAAGGTACAGCCATAAAATCTGCAATAAACATACTGTGCGGGCTATTTATCAGCCTTTCCGTTTTCGTTTGATTATCCCACCACCTGCCGCCCAAAGCGGCTATTCCCATTTCTTTATCCGCCCATATTTTTCTTTGTTCTTCACGTTCCATTTAATCGTTCCTTCCTGCTATGCCCTTTAATCATCAAACTATGTATTTATTATAACACGTTTATAGGTCCATACGCAAGAAAAAGCCCGCAAGCGGTAACTTCTCCGCCTGCGGGCTTTTTCTCTGTTCCTGGCTTATTCTGGTGTGTTTGGCTGGCTATTTCACCGCTGCCCCTTCCTGCAAAATTACAGTGACGTTTGCGGCAGCCTGTTCCGCCACCTCTTTTGCAATGGTTCCCACCTTTTTCCCCCGTTCGTCATATGCATTGACTGTTCCATCCGCATTATCTTCCAGTGCATCTTCCGGCACATCATTTGTGGGAATGGCCACTGCTCCTGTCGGGGCCTGGGTGTTGATTACAACGGATGCTGTCGGGGCCGTCTGCTGCGCTTCCTTCTCTCCCGCCTTCATGGCTTCATATGCAGCCTGTACAATGGCCTGCAACTGTTCATCCGTAACTTTCAAGCCTGCTTCCTCTGCAACCTCTTTCAGCATTTCCACAACCTTTTCCATCTTCTCCGCTCCCGTGGAAGACTTCATAAACTCCCTGGCCCATACAACAAACTTTTCTGCCATCTGGCCCAGTTCAAACAATTTATCTGTAATTGTCTTCGGAATTTTGGGAAACACATATTTCCCCAATACAAAGAAAGCTACTGCAATACCCAGGTTGATTGCTGCAAAAATAATGTCATTCATGTTCTTTCCTCCTTCTTAATTCGGCAGTTTCAAAGTCTGCCCTGCGTGGATAGTATCACTTGTTAATCCGTTCAGTGTCTTAATTTCTTTATAGCGGCTTCCGTTTCCTAACTGGCTGGCCGCAATAGCCCACAAGCTGTCACCCTGCCGCACGGTATATGTACGGCTCCCGGATGCACTGCTGCTGCCGGATGTGCTGCCAGGGATGCGGATTACCTGGCCCAC